CTTGTTGCAATGCTCTTAATTGACTTTTTAAATTCCATACACCACTTGCTTTGTTTAATTCTTTTACTATAACTATGCCAGAGCCTCCTGCTCCTGAATTTCTACCACTTCCAGGATTAGGTGTTTGACCTCCTGCACCTCCACCACCACCTCCAGTGTTGGCTGTACCTGCTGTTCCTACTTGTGCTCCTTTACCACCTGCACCTCCACCACCAGGCCCTCCAGCACCTGCACAGTTAGTTCCTGGATTTCTACAATATGTAGCACCACCTCCACCTCCTGCATAAACTCCACTATTAGGTAAACTTGTTCCTGGATATAAAGGACTAATATCTGTTCCTGCTCCACCAGCTCCAGCAGAACCTCCTGGATATGCTGAAGCATTACCTCCAACAGCTCCTGCTCCACCGCCACCACCGCCACCACAAGTGTTTGGCCCTGCAGCTTGTCCTACACCACCATTATTTCCTTGACCAGATATTCCTGTTCCAACAGTACAACTAGCGGCACTTCCACCACCTGATCCTCCAGGTACTCCCTCAAGTGAAGCTGGTGTACCAGGATGAGGTGCACCCCCACCACCACCACCTGTAGTACAGGCACTTCCTGCACTAGATGTATTTCCAGGATTTCCTTGTCTTTGACTTGGCCCACATGCTAAAGCACCGCCTCCTCCAACTACTACTGGTATTGTTCCTGGAGCACCTGCATCTATTGATGGAAATGTTTTTAATCCTCCAGCACCGCCACCACCAGCACCAGTACCTTCACCTTGATTAGAACCACCTGAAGCTCCGCCTGCTACTATGGTTGCTTGAATAACTCTAGTTGCTGGTTGAGCACAAATGTTTCCTGATGAAGTTTTAACTGTAACAGTACACTTCCCAAAAGAAGTTAAATTTCTTTTACCAATGATTCCACCATTAGTTCTAGGCATTTATTAGTCTCCTATTAAGATGTCCAAGCCGATCCGTTCCAATCGTAAACTGTAGGTGTTTCTGCTGTGTCGTTAGATTTAGTTGCTTCCCAACCTGTGTTATTATCAGCTTTATACTTAGTCTCATTCCATCGAATCATATAAGTAAAACCAGATCCAGATGTAACTGATGGGTATGTAATTGGTGCTTGCCAATCATCACTACTATCTAGTGACCAAGATGCATAAGGTTGTGGTGTAATAAATTTATTTTTGGATGCATCATATCTATAACCAATACCTGCGTATTGTTTTCTAAAGTTATTGTTATAAGATGTTTGCTTCCAAGTACCCCCTTTGAAAAAATTAACACACCATGTTTCACCATCAATGTGTTCATCTGAAGGTACACAATCATTACCCACAACTACAACTCTTTTTACAATCAAATGTGTATCTGATGTAAAACCAGTTGGGTCGGTTTTTGATTCTAACTCTGCAAAATGTGCCATATGTTTTTTCCTCCGTTATAAAAAAATTCTGTTATGAAATTGTTAATGTTCCTGATACTGTAAATCTAGCTACTTTCTCATTGCAACTACCTACACAAGAACTTAATGTATTTGTTCCTGGTGCAACTGTTGCACTAGTTGGCCCTGGGAATCTTAATACTACAACTCCTGAACCTCCTTGAGAACCTGCTCCAAATAAACCTCCACCACCAGCTCCTCCACCAGTATTTACAGTTCCTGCTGCTCCAGCAGTACAACCAGCTTTTGATCCATCACCTCCGCCACCAGCTCCGCCACTTCCAGCAGAACCAGATGCAGCACATCGTTTTCCACCGCCACCACCTCCAGCGACTGTAACATCTGAACCTGTTATTGTATTAGGAGCTCCTGCTCCACCATTACCACCAGATCCTGCACTAGCATTAGATCCAGCAGCGGTTGCTCCACCACCTCCACCAGCTGCATTGTTAGCAGCGTTAGGTTGTGCTCCTGCTCCGTTACCTCCAGCATTACCTTGAGGTGGATCTACAGGAGGTGTATTACCAGCTCCTCCAGGTGAAGTAAATGCTCCTCCACCACCAGATCCTCCAGCAACTCCAGCTGAACTATTGCCTCCTGGAGGTGCTCCACCACCTCCACCACCACCAGCTCCTACTATATTTAAAATTGAAGAAGGTGAACCATTAGATCCACATCTAGGTGAACATCCTCCTGCTCCACCAGCTCCTACAGTTACTGTATATTTTCCTGGTGGTAAACTTAATGCACATCCTCTTAAAGGACTAGGCCCAAAACCAGAAGCTCTGTAACCTCCAGCTCCTCCAGCTCCAGCAGGGTTTTCTGATTTACCAGAACCACCGCCACCGCCTACTACTAAATAATTTGTAGTAACACCAGATCCTGTTTCTCCAACAGTTAAAGTTCCTGATGATGTAAATTTTGCAACAAAAGCACCACATGCTCCTACAATTGACCCTGCACATCCAGGGCTTACGTTTAAAAAAATTCCTGCTGAGTCAGGCACTCTTGCAATAACAACACCTGAACCGCCTGCTCCACCTACTGCTCCAGGAGGACTTCCTCCTCCTCCACCACCTCCACCACCAGTGTTTGCAGTTCCAGCGTCTCCGTCATCACCTCCAGAATTACCACCTTGACCTCCACCACCTGAACCTCCTGATCCACCAGTAGGTTGTGAATTACAATTAGAACCACCACCGCCACCACCGCCAGCATAAGTAGCTGAACCTGCAATATCATTAGGTGCTCCAGCTCCACCATTACCACCTCTTCCAGAAGCATCGTCACCACCAGTAGCAGTTGCTCCACCACCACCGCCACCAGCTCTTGAAGATGGTGCTGCTTGTCCACCAGATCCACCTGTATTTCCTTGAGGAGGATCAGTTGGAGGTGTATTACCTACTCCTGCTCCTTGTTGAAAAGCTCCTCCACCACCAGATCCACCTGTAGCTCCAGCATAACCTTGATTATATGAAGCTCCTCTACCACCACCTGTTGATGTTATTGTATTAAAACTTGAATCTGAACCAGATTGTGCAGTTGGAGCAGTTCCAGCACCTCCTGCTCCAACTGTAACCGAATAACTTCCTAAACTTAATTCTAATGCTGATCCTCTTAAAGGACTTGGCCCAAAACCTGATGCACGATAGCCTCCTGCACCTCCACCACCGCCTCCAGTAGAGCTTGATGGACTATTTGTTCCACCACCTCCACCACCAGCAACTACCATGTAATCTACTGATGCTGTTCTTGCTATCCACTCTGAATTTTTTACTTGATCGAAATGTTCATTTAATGTCCATCTACCTGATGCACATTTTGGTGTTGTTTCTTTAATTACTACTATTCCTGAACCACCACTTTTAGAATTTTTACAACTATGAAAACCTTCACCACCAGCTCCACCGCCAGTGTTAACAGTTCCTGCTGTTCCACATTTACTTGCACAAGTGCCTCCTGCACCACCACCACCTGAACCTCCTGAACCAGCAGAGCTAATTCCACCGCCACCTCCACCGCCAGCATAAGTTACACAACTTCCTGTAATATCATTTGTAGATCCTGCTCCACCATTACCACCACTTGCACCTGATGCATTAGAACCTGCACCTCCAGCTCCACCTCCACCACCACTAGATGCGTCTGGGGGAGAACTTGGAGAAGTACCTCCATTATTTCCTTGTGATGGACTTGTAGGAGGAGTGTTTCCAGTTCCACCTGGCTTATTTAATGAGCCACCACCTGAACCACCACCAGATCCACCAGGTAAGCCTGCTCTTAGTGGTCCTGAAGAACCACCACCTGCTCCACCACCATTAGATACTAAAACACCACATATAGATGAATCATTTCCTGGATTACCTTGAAGACCATCACCAGGAGGTCCTGATACTGCAACACCTGCACCGCCTGCTCCAACTGTAACTGTTATAGAAGAATTAGGTATAGAAACACAAGTTGCTGTTCTATAACCTCCACCACCTCCACCACCTGTTGAATTACCTACTGGTTGAGTAGATGAAGCACCTCCTCCACCTGCAACTACCATTACTTCTGGTATTGTTGATGTACAGTTTTTCTTTTGAAAAGTTCCAGAAGATGTAAATGTTGTAACTTTAGTAGATGGTGTGCATACTACTTTTATTGGTCCTATGATTCCGCCATTAGCCATGAATTATGTTGCCTCCTATAATTCTATCTATTATGCGTCATCTAATTCTTCGTAAGAAACAAAATAAGTTAAGTCATTTGCAGCTGATGCTGTAAAAGCTAATATATCTGTTTCATCTAAATAAATTGGATTCTCTAAAAAACTTAGGGTAGCATCTGCTGGTACTGATATTGTATTAGCAATCTTAACATAGTTAGATCCATTATCTACACTAACTTCAATTGTAATATCAGCAGCATTTGTACCATCTACGTTTGCAACAAGAATTGTATTTATTTTAGCAACCTTATCTGCTGCAACATCAACCGCTGTAGTTCTAGATGTACCATCTAATAAAGCAGTTGCGTTCTTAGCATTAATAGTTGCTACGTTTACGATGTTTGGTGTAGCCATATTATCTCCTCTTTAATTTTAACCAAATACAATTGCCATTGCAATTGCTTTTCCTACTGATGCAGCACTAGAGTTTGCATCAACATATGTTACTAATCTTGAAGCAGCAACTTTTCTATTAGTGCCTCCTGCTCCATTATCTACTATAAATAAATCTGCGTCTACGATAGCTTCTCCTATATCTGTACCACCATCAATATCTAATGCAGCTAAACTAACTTTGTTAGCTGTTGATATTGTATCTAATTTAGAATCTGCTATAGCTGCTGATGAATTAATATCTGCGTTTACAATAACTCCAGCTCCTATTGCAGCTGTACCACTTGATATTGTAATATCACCACTAATTTTACCTTCGATGTATGTTTGCACTCTTGACATTGCAGTTTTTCTTTCAGTGCCATTTGCACCATCATCTACAATTAATAAGTCTGCATCAGCTAAGTCTGCTCCAATATCTGTAGCTCCATCTATTTCTAGTGCACCAATATCTACTTTACCAGCAGTAGTAATAGTATTTAATTTACTATCTTCTATTGAACCTGCTAACATAGAGTTTTCTACAGCACTAGCTCCAATAGTTACAGCACCGCTTGATGCAATACTAACATCTCCAGATACTGCTACTTCTTGATAAGATGTACCATCAGCCACTAATATTTTTGCAGATGTAACATCTGGCATTTTAAATAAAGCACCAACTGTAACATCACTATTAAATGATGCTGCACCTGCAGCACTACCATCAATAGTTAAAAATGTAGTATCTGCTCCACCATCAGTTCCTTTTAAAATAATATCTGTATCACTACCTTGTGCATCAATTGTAATATCACCAGCAGATGTAGCAAGTGTAGCTGCCGCATCACCTGTTGATATATCGTCTAATGCAACTGCAGCACTTGTATACGCATTTATCTGAGATGCATTAACATATTTTGTAGTGCCACCATCATCTATTAAAAATTTATCTGAATCTGCTATAGTAATTGATGTACCATCTGTAGCACCATCTATCTGTACTGCAGCACCTGAAACTTTATCAGCTGTTGATATAGTAGCTAGTTTAGAATCTGCAATTGCAGCACTAGAGTTAATATCAGCATTAACAATAACACCTGAACCTATCGCAGCTGTTCCACTAGAAATAGTTATATCACCACTAATTTTACCTTCAATATATGTTTGAAGTCTAGATGCTGCCATCTTTCTATTAGTTCCACCAGCACCATCATCAACTACTAATAAATCAGCATCAGCTAAATCAGCACCAATATCAGTTCCACCATCAATATCTAAATTAGCAATATCAAAAGCACCTGATTCAGCACCTACATATGTTTTAATTCTTGATGCAGCAGTTTTTCTATTTGTACCACCAGCACCATCATCTATAATTAAAAGGTCAGCATCAGCTATATTTGCACCTATATCAGTTCCACCATCAATATCTAATCCTGCTATACCTATAGTACCAGCTGCAAAACTAGGTGTGCCAGATACTGTTAAACCATCTGTAGTAACTGTACCGTCAAAGAATGCATCTTTAAACTCAAGAGAGGAAGTTCCTAAGTCTATATCATTATCTGTTACAGGTACAATAGCACCATCTTGTATTTTAATTTGCTCAACAGCAGAAGAAGATACTTCTACATAAAATTCTAAATGATTATTTGTTGAATCAACTAATATTTTGTTATTTGAATCTGCATCTCTAAGTGTACTAATAGGGCCACCCTCACCTGCTGTTCCGTCATGTGAGTGTCCTGTTGTTGCATGAAACGCAGCCAATACTTGGTTAAACTCATCATTAGAATGAGCTGCAAGTATAGTATCACCTGTAGTGAAACTAGACTGTCGTGCCGAATAGCCTGCCATTATCTTCTTCCTCCTGGGGTAAATTCTAATTGAAATCCTTTAACTGAAAATGAGTCTGCACTATTTTGATCATCTATTTGTAATGCTACTGCAAATCCAGATCCTTCTACTGTTTGTCTTACTAATGGAACACCTGATGCATCATATAGTGCTTGACCATAAATTGCAGCCCCGTATTGTCCAGCACCACCTACTGTTGGTAGGGCTATCTTTGCTGGTTGTGGACTATTCTGGTCATCATAATTATATCTAAGAGCTAAATTTGCATCAATAGATGTACCTTCACCTTCGTAGTTTAAATTAACTCTTTGCATATATTTTCTAACACCTGGATCTCCCATTACCATATCTGGTGATCTATATACTGCTTGAATAGTAGTTGTAGTTGCACCTGTAGCAAAAGTATTTCCTGTTTCCATTTTATAAATAAATCCATCATAACCACCAAATACTTGTGTTTCTACATTACTAATAAAATCTGAATCTGTACATGATGGTTTAATACCAACCATATCTGCATATTCAAATCCAATAGATCCTGTGTTTGGATTATTTTTTAATACGCCTATAATTCCTTTTGATGATAATTGACCAGTAGCATCTACTGGATAAAATAATCTGTATTGTGATTTATCTCTAATAACTAATGATGTTATTCTATCTAATCCTATATCATCAATTCTAGACTGTATTTGTCTAGAGATAGAACCTAGTTCAACGTCACCAATTCTCGCTGTACCTGCAATAGTTCTTAATCCATCTGGTGCTAAAAATATAACATCACCACCAATTTCCTGAATACTACCACCATCTCTACAACCTATATTTCTTGTAACTTCTTGTACTGCAAAATTACTAGATGTTGTACCTGTTAATTTATATATTCTATCTTGACAAAATATAATTAATTCATTTCTAAATACTTTCATTCCAACTACATCAGAGTCAACTTTGAATGAACCAGCACCACTACCTGTTGTAAAATTATCTTCTTCAAATGGTACACTAAATATAACTTCTTGTGAATTAGATGCACCAGCATAAAACATATGATTCTGAAATGCTTTTACAAATTTAGGATTAGTAGGGGCAGTGCCACCACCTGTCGCATTTACTACATCTACTGCAAAACTTGTATTAATTATTTGTGCAGCTGAGTGTCCTGTTGCTATAATAAGTTTATTAGTACCATTAAAATTAAATTTTTCAAAATCATAAGCTGCAGTTGCTGTACCTAAACCAGTTGTTAAACTTGTAAAACTACCAGAAGTAGTTCCTCTATGT